CCTCTTCAGATTTTGGTAGTAAGTTATTTTCTTCAGTATTATCTAGTTGTTCGATGTATTCGGAAACATTGACACCCTGATCTTCACACATATCAAGATACATATTACCAACAGCATCTAGCATATTCTGATTGGTTTCATGTGCTTTCACCATTTCATTTCTAAATGACTCAACAGCAGAACTGGTAGATCTTTGTTGCTGACTGTTTTCAATCATAAGCATTGGCATCCATTGAATTGCACACGACCAATGATCTACTTGCTGACCAGTATTAGGATCTTGCCCAGCAATATGTGTGTACCATGCACACTTATGTTCGACACAATCCTTTTTAATAAGAGGACACCACTTGCCAGATGCTTTAGTCATAAGATGAAATTCAGTGTATTATTTATTATAGCACGATCAATCCAAAGTGCAAAGGATCACATCGATATATTGAACTCTCAATGGTGATAATGAAGCAACAAAACTAACAGGACTTCCACTAAATGGATGACTATGTGATTGACCACCACCAGTTGGTGATGTTGCTGGACCTTGAGTATTGCTATTTCTAATAGTACCACCAGGAGTCAAAATTCTCTGTGATACCCTCAAACTTGTAGTTTGTGGATATCTTTGAGGTGTACGATATGCTCTTGGTTGTCTATAAGATGCAGGATTTCTTTGTGGAACTGTTACCCTAAACGGAATATTCACTCGGAAAGAATTTCTCTGTCTGAATGAATATCTCACTCTGAATGATCTAGGTTGCCTCACCCTGAACTGTCTCCTTTGTCTAGCACTTCTAGGTTGTCTAAAGTTACGAGGTTGTCTAAATGATCTTCTCTGTCTATCACTTCTAGGTTGTCTAAACTGCCTTCTCTGTCTCCACCAACTTACTCTAGGTTGTCTTCTATCTGATCTTCTTGGGATTCTATCATTTCTCCTTCTCCTACCCCATCTTCTTCTAGGTGTTCTGTCAGTATTTCTGACACTTGCTCTCCAAGATTGACCAATAGGGTTTCTCCATCTTCCACCATCAACACGGAAACTAAATGGGTTTCTAGATCTTAATGGAACACGAAAAGGAACGGGAACTCTGAAACTGAATGGGTTTCTAGAACGAGCATCGTATCTAACTCTTTGGTTTCTTGGTTGTCTCTGTCTGAGTGGAACTCTCTGTCTACGAGGTTGTCTATAGTTACGAGGTTGTCTTACATTAGTTGGTTGTCTAAAGTTGACAATAGCACGATTATTTACAGTAGTTCTTGTTGTTGCCCTAATATTATATCCACGAGGTTGTCTATTATCTGTTCTGAATGGTGAAGAACCAGCAGATGATCTATATGAGTTTGGATTACTTCCCGTATTATGTGTATGTGCTGGTAATTGTTGAGTGGTAAGTGTAGTACCACCCGAAGAACCTGCAATGGTCGAACTACAATTTGCATCTGCACCTGCATCAGTAAATACTGCACTAAAATCAAGTGCTCCAGATGATAATCCACCAGTACCATCTACAACTCTAAGTGCTTGATCATTTGCCTGTGTTTCTTTGGACCATCCAGTTGGTGCTGATGCTTGATAAAACACCATTGTAGAGGATTGTGGAATGATCCCATAAAATGTTGTTAATTGAGTACCATTGCCAAATTCGATCCCATCTGCTCTTAAAATAGACATATATTATACCTCAACTAAAACGACAGATAATGACATCAATATACTTAACTCTTAGATCAATATTTCCAGCATATGGTGATGCTCCACCAGAAAATGGGTGAGTATGTGCTGCACCTCCACCAGTTGGTGATGTTGCTGGAGCACTGGTATTTACAGCACGACCACCAATACCAGGAGATCCAGGACTTACATTAACCTGAGAACCAGCATTATGAGTATGCCCAGGAATTTGTTGAGTTGTCAATGTTGTAGGTCCTAATGAACCAGCAGCAGTTACAGTTCCACTAATTGGACGAGTTGATGTGGGAAATATGGTAGAGAATGGTTGTCCACCAGGACCAGCAGTTCCACCAGAACCAAATCCTCCACCAGAACCAGATACAACTCTAAGTGCTTTATTATTATGAGTAGTTACTTGTGCCCATCCACTAGGTGCCGATGCCTGATAAAATACTGCAACACTATTTTGAGGGATAATTCCATATTTAGAGTTCAGAACGGTATTATCAGATCCAAATTGTATACCACTCGTTTGTAAAATAGACATATTATACCAATTACTAACAACAGATAACGTGTATTATTTATCCAATATTAAATGCGATGGATATTCTTTCTTCTTGACTGAAGTGTGGTGTAACATAATGTGCGACTGTCGATGGCATTAAATAGAAAACATCTTCCTTAGGTTCAATTACCCACTCACAATTCCCAGGAATATCAGCAAAACAAGCATTGTGATTTGATGGATCAGTTCTTAGTAAAGTGAGTTTACCTTCCTGTTCATTTAGGTTCTTAGGAATTTTTGGATAATAAAGTCCAATAACAGTACATCCAGGATGAGTATGATAAACATTATATCCCATTCCCTTGTTAATGTTAATCCACCATCCAATTTGATTATCATCTACCCTATAAGTTGCACCAAAGTCTTCCAGCATTTCATTTGTTAGATCGATGGCATTTCTTGCTAAATTTTGAACAGCAGGAGTTGTTGTTCTTTTGATTGTGGGTAATTCATAAACCTGACTTTGCCATCCTTCACCAAAATTAGATTTTTTCACTCCATTAGGAAACTTTCTCATTAGATCATAACATTCATGGATAAGAGATTCGTTATCAATATCTAAAGTGAAAGTATATAGTGGTGTGATGAAGAGGTCATCACGACTTTTGTCAGAAACAGTAATCTCTGAGAAATTATCATCGTTTGGACTAATCTCAGCTCTAAATCTGTGCATATCAATCTTGCTCCTCAGTTTCATTCATCATAAAAAATACTTGATTAATTCTATATTCAGCATCACTATAGTGATCACCAAAATAATGTTCACCAGTTAAGTTCATACTATGATAATAATATGATCCTTCAAACATTGCAAATCTATTAAATTTTGAACGAAAACTAACTACAATTTCCCATAAGTTTTTTGGTGTCCATGGTATTGCATGTTCATCTCTAACACCATTATTTTCATCCAGAGGTAAGAGGTCTGGATTATCAGTAATTAATGGTTTATATAAGTTAGTCCCTATCTCATCATTCGTGGATAAGTAACAGATACCATTATATCCTCCATCATGATGAGGCCACCAGTAATGACTTTCATATGGATTATCATCAATTCGTGAGAATCTTGTAAAATTAGTTACTATTTCATCCACATCTGCCGATTCTTGATTACAAATACCTGAGATCTTATTGTATAGTGAAGACATACCAGGATGCTTCATCATATGTCTACGATCCTCAAAGTTCTTGGTGTTGAGTGTACCTCTACCAAGTTCCCAATCTTCTCCCATTTTCCACAATGGTGGTTCAATAGACAGAAGATATTCATAGACATCATATGGTCTTTTATAAAAATTATCCATCCAATAAAAATTGGAAACCTTATCACCATCATAAAACTCAATGATATTCATATTAGAAAAATCATTGGTATCAAACAATGAATGATCATTTGCAAAATTTTTCATAAAAATATCTCCTGTATTTTTTCATCATCTAAACAAAATCCAAAAACCCATAATATTCTAGGAGTATCACCTTTAGTCGGAGTTACTTCATGATGAATCTCAGATACTTGATATATCAAAAGGTCTGTAGAATTTATGTCTTTATATTCTACACCACCAATGATAGTATGTCCACCCACATCTGCCTGTTGTGTGATAGCATTGAAGTGAACTGTTTTAGTATTTGGATAATATGTAGGGTCAATATGATTATCTATTCTACCACCTTCATATCCAATTCCATTTACGATTCCATGACTATATGATGGTGGACTTTTATACCATTCTAGATGAAAATAATTGATTATTCTTTGCCTGACAATATGTGCAGCATTAGGATATTGTATATCTGGAGCAACTGATTCATTTGGAAACCGAGTTGTAAATCTCGTTCCAGGATTATCAGGATCCATGTTAGCATC